CCCTATAATATTTTTGTCAGAGCCACACAATAAGATGTATAGGAACACCCCCCGTCAGGAGTCCCAACCTCCTGCCAACACAACACCTATTGCAAAAATATAAAAAGAGGGTACACTTCGCACAAATTGGAGCTACAAACCGCGCCATGATCATTGCGACACCTGAATTGGCAGTGCCAATCCCCCCTTCTCTAACACCAGAGGAGGCTAAATCTCTGCACGAAAAAGCACTCGCTGCTTTTAATACCGTTGAGTTTCTTCAAGACAATGGTATGGAGGTGGATGACCCCACTACCGAAGATAGAAAAGACGCACGTGCGTTGTTCTTTGAGACCCCCGGTGCCGAACCAGAGATAAAAACTACCGGCAAAGCCATGATGCTCAAGGCTTTGTTGAGTGAATACGATCTGGAGATCGTGCGTAATGCTGCGCAACTACGTAGCTACATCAAGCTAAAGCTCCTTGAGTTGTCAGATGTAGGTAAAGAGGCTACTCAACTAAAGGCTTTGGAGCTGTTAGGCAAATTAAGTGAGGTGCAGGCTTTCTCTGATCATCTGGAGATCAATATTACTCACCGTACTACGGAAGAATTGCAGCAGACTTTGGCTACAAAGCTGTCGATGTATATGAATGATATTGTGGATGTTGAGTCAAAGCCCCTAAATTCCCCGGATATGCAGGAGCAAGTACTGTTAAATAGTGCTCCAGCAGTGCAGGTTATAGATTTGGACGAGGAGTTGGGGCGGGTTGGTGGTGAATTGGAGGAAACTACCGACGAGGTAGAGGAAACACCCAATGAGTGAGGCTGTACTCGACGTTGTTCTGGAGAAATTGCAGGGGTTGCCTGAGCCAGTGCAGAAAAAACTCATTGCCAAGCTACCACAAGACGAGCAAAAAACGGTATTAGAGATACTAGATGAGCTAAACACCCGCAAATTAAGGGCAAAAGCTGCGGATGACTTCATGGTCTACGTCAATGAGATGTGGCCTAACTTTATTCATGGCAGGCACCACGAGAAAATGGCCCGGGCATTTGAGCGAGTAGCCCGTGGGGAGACTAAACGGCTGATTATTAACATGCCGCCTCGTCATACCAAGTCAGAATTTGCCAGTTATCTCCTGCCGTCGTGGTTTTTTGGCAAGTTTCCTAATAAAAAGATCATCCAGACCTCCCATACGGCTGAATTGGCGGTGGGTTTCGGGCGAAAAGTCAGGAACTTGGTGGATAGCGTGAATTACAAGCGTGTGTTTCCCGCCTTGGAGCTTCAGAGTGACTCAAAAGCGGCGGGTAGGTGGAACACTAACTTTGGTGGCGAGTATTTTGCTATCGGTATCGGCGGTGCGGTGACTGGTAAGGGTGCTGACTTGCTGATTATTGACGACCCGCACTCGGAGCAGGAAGCCACACTTGCAGAAACTAACCCAGAGATATACGACAAGACATATGAGTGGTACACCTCGGGACCACGGCAGCGGTTGCAGCCGGGAGGGTCAATTGTCATCGTGATGACACGGTGGTCAAAGAAGGATTTGACCGCGCAGGTGCTCAAGTCAGCCGCCCAGAGGGGTGGGGAGGAGTGGGAAGTTATCGAGTTCCCGGCGATATTACCCTCGGGTAAACCCCTGTGGCCTGAGTTTTGGAGTGCTCAGGAGTTGTATGCGCTGAAAGAAGAGTTGCCTAGCGGCAAATGGCAGGCGCAGTACATGCAGGCACCTACGTCAGATGTAAGTGCCATCGTGAAACGTGAATGGTGGAAAACATGGGAGGATGACCGCCCTCCGTCCTGTGAGTTCATTATTCAGTCTTGGGACACGGCGTTTTTAAAGACCGAACGGGCTGACTTTTCCGCTTGTACGACATGGGGGGTGTTCTATCACGACGACGATACGGGTAAACCCCAATCAAACATCATCCTCTTGAACGCCTTTAAGAAACGTATGGAGTTCCCAGAGTTAAAAGCACGGGCATACGATGAGTTCAAGGAATGGGAACCTGATTCAGTCATCGTGGAGGCGAAAGCGGCAGGCTCCCCACTTATATTTGAGCTACGCAGGATGGGCATCCCCGTGCAGGAGTTCACCCCAAGTAAGGGGCAGGATAAGATAGCTCGTCTGAACGCCGTTGCTGATATATTTGCGTCTGGGCGTGTTTGGGTGCCTAATACATACTGGGCAGAAGAGTTAGTTGAAGAGGTAGCGTCATTCCCATCAGGCGAACATGATGACTTGGTGGACTCGATGACACAGGCACTACTGCGCTACCGCCGGGGTGGGTTTATCCAGCTTTCCTCGGATGAAGAAGACGAGCCACGTTTCTTTCATCGCAAAGTGGCGTTTTATTAAGGGTTGTTGTATGGGGCTATTTGATAAATTGTTTGGCTCTAGTAGTTTTCAAGAAGGCGACATGACGGAAACGGCAGTCAAGGCACTTGGTGACAAGGGCATTGTCGATCCGCGAGTTTATAACTCACGTATGCGTTTTATGGGGGTGAATGAACCAGCCCCTAAAGATATGAAATACGCATCCGCCTACGTGGAGACAGAAAAGCCAGAAATAATCAACTTAGCAAAGCCACGACTCCGCAGCGGGTGGTCTGATCCAGCCAACCCAAAAACATTAGCCCATGAAGTTGAGCATTCTCTTGCTTACACTGGCGGCGCGGAGCTTGATGGTTCACGGGATAGAGGCAATGTGCTAATGGACAATTACGCATCTTTGCTCGGGAAGACCAGAAAAGAACTGGGTAAAGATTACTACAATCCTTGGCACACATTTCAAACAAACGCTGGTAATCCCGAAATTGGCAAGCATTTAAAAGATGTTTATGGATATGATTCCAACTATCTGGGTCGCAAACATGCGTCAGATATGGTTTTTCCTAGTGAGTACGAAGAACTTGCATCTGATTTAGGTGGAGCAGCAAAACTAGGTAAAAAAGACATTTTTGCAGACCCGTTTTTGCAAAAAAAGTTATTTAATAATGATCCATACCTCATGGAAGCAGTACGTTCAACTCTTCATGTTGAACCCCGTATGGATGCAAAAGACCTCCAAAGGCTGACTCCTTACACTCAAAATGTTGAAAGATTTAAGAAGTTAATAAAACATGCACAGGGTGGTCTTATAGACAAACCTCTTAGTGGTGGCAGCAAACTTATTTAAGGACTAATCATGGCTATTGAGAAATCACTTTATGCAGCCCCGCAAGGGCTTGAAGAGTTGGCAGCGATGGACGCAGCAGCGCCACCTATCGAGATTGAAATTGAAGACCCGGAAAAGGTCACCATCGGCATAGATGGGATGGAGATTGAGATCGAGCCTGATAAGGAAAGTGAAGATGATTTTAACGCCAACCTTGCAGAATCCATAAGTGAGGATGAGCTTCAAAGTATCGCTGATGAGTTGATTGGGGATTACGACGACGATGTTGCCTCACGTAAGGATTGGATTCAGACCTATGTGGACGGCCTAGAACTGCTAGGCATGAAGATCGAAGAGCGTACCGAACCGTGGGAAGGCGCATGTGGGGTGACTCACCCACTGCTGTCCGAAGCTCTGGTCAAGTTCCAAGCCGAGACCATGATGTCTACTTTCCCTGCATCGGGGCCGGTTAAGACGCAGATTATTGGCAAGGAAACTCCCGCTAAAAAGGAAGCGGCTAAACGTGTTGCTGATGATATGAACTATCAGCTTACAGACGTGATGACAGAGTACCGGCCTGAGCATGAGCGCATGCTCTGGGGTTTGGGTCTGGCGGGTAATGCGTTCAAGAAGGTGTATTACGACCCAAGCATGGATCGTCAAGTATCTATATTTGTACCCGCTGAAGATATTGTTGTGCCTTACGGCGCAAGCGATTTGCAATCTACCCCCCGTGCTACCCATGTAATGCGTAAGCCCAAGAATGATGTGCGCAAGTTGCAGGTTGCTGGGTTCTGGAGAGATATTGATTTGGGTGAACCGTCTACTGTCTTGGACGAGGTAGAAAAGAAGATTGCCGAGCGTCTTGGCTTCAGGGCTACTGCGGATGACCGGTTCAAGATTCTGGAGATGCAGGTAAACCTCAATCTCAAAGGGTACGAGCATGAAGAGGATGGGCATCATACAGGGATTGCTCTGCCATATATTGTTACTATCGAGAAAAACACCAGTAAGATTTTGGCTATTCGCCGTAACTGGGAGCCGGAGGATGAAACCTACACTCGTCGTACCCACCTTGTTCACTATGGATATATCCCCGGCTTTGGGTTCTACTATTTTGGCTTGATCCACTTGATTGGTGCGTATGCCAAGAGCGGCACTTCTCTGCTGCGTCAATTGGTGGATGCTGGCACCCTATCTAACCTGCCCGGTGGTTTTAAGACTCGTGGGATGCGGGTTAAAAATGATGACACCCCAATTGCCCCCGGAGAGTGGCGCGATGCTGACGTGCCCTCTGGCACTTTGCGGGATAACTTGCTGCCTTTGCCATACAAGGAGCCATCACAGTCATTGTCGGCTTTGATGAATCAAATCATTGACGAAGGTCGTCGGTTTGCTAATACCGCTGACTTGCAGATCAGCGACATGAGTGCACAAGCGCCGGTGGGCACTACATTGGCAATTCTTGAGCGAACGTTGAAAACAATGTCCGCTATTCAGGCTCGGGTTCATTACTCGATGAAAGAAGAGTTGCGCCTGCTCAAGAAAATTATTGCTGATTATTGTCCCGAAGAATACAACTATGACCCCAGTGAAGGGGATCGTCGCGCCAAAAAATCGGACTACGACAATGTGGATGTTATTCCGGTAAGTGATCCGAACGCCAGCACTATGGCGCAGAAGATTGTGCAGTACCAAGCAGTTATGCAGTTGGCTCAAGCCTCCCCGGGGCTGTTCAATATGCCTTTGCTATATCGCCAAATGTTGGATGTACTGGGTATTAAAGATGCAAATAAATTGGTGCCGATGGATGAAGACCAGAAGCCCACTGATCCAGTGTCTGAGAATCAAAACGTGTTGATGATGAAGCCGGTTAAGGCGTTTATGTATCAAGATCATCAGGCGCATATCGCAGTGCATATGGCGGCAATGCAAGACCCGAAGATTCAGGCACTTTTGCAAAATAACCCGATGGCTCCTCAGTTGCAGCAAGCAATGCTGGCACACATTAACGAGCACCTTGGGTTTGAGTACCGCAAGCAGATTGAACAGCAGTTGGGTATGGCTCTGCCCCCGCAAAAAGACGAAGCGGGTGAGGACATCAATATGGCTCCTGAAGTTGAAGCTAGATTGGCCCCGATGTTGGCGCAGGCAGCACAACGACTGCTTCAGCAAAACCAACAACAAGTACAGGCGGCTCAAGCACAGCAGCAAGCGCAAGACCCGATTATTCAGATGCAAATGCAAGAGTTGCAGCTTAAAGCGCAGGAACAACAGCGTAAACAAGCTAAGGATCAAGCTGATAACGCTATCCGGGCTGCTCAGTTGCAGATTGAACGGGAACGTATTCAAACACAGGCGCAGACAGAGGAAAAGCGTACACGTATGGATATGATGAAGACGGCTGCAACAATAGATGTCACAAAGAAAGAAAAAAGAGAAGCGTTGGTGGTGGATGTAATGAAACAACTTTCAAACAAAAGTCATGAGGCACAACTGCGCCAGATGCAGGAACGCATGCAGATTCGTCAGCAGAATTTGCAGCAGCAACAGCGTCAAGAGAAACCTAAACAACCAGAAAAGAAAGGTGATTGATGGACGCAATAGATGTACTTGTCCAACAAACGGACGAGAAGATCGACAACCTCAAGGATTGGCTTGCTGAAGGCAAAGCGGAATCTTTTGAGGAATACAAGAGACTGTGTGGTGAGATTCGGGGTCTGCTCATTGCGCGGGGATTTGCATTAGACCTGAAACAAACTATGGAGAACTCGGATGACTAATGGCATCCTGTTAGCTACAGACGCTAACAACCCACAAATCGTGGGAGCCTATAACTTTACTGCCACCGCAGAAGAGAAAGGCAAACAATTACCCAAACCTTCTGGCTATCGTATTCTTTGTGCAATCCCCGAAGCGGAAAAGCATTTTGAAGATAGTGAAATTGGGCTTCTTAAATCTGACGAGACCATGCGCAATGAAGAGACCCTCACAACGGTCTTATTTGTTGTTGATCTTGGCCCCGACTGTTACAAGGATGAAAAAAGGTTCCCTAGTGGCCCTTGGTGTAAAAAAGGCGACTTTATATTAGTACGTCCCTACGCAGGTTCTCGTTTGCTTATTCATGGGCGAGAGTTTCGGCTTATCAATGATGATAGTGTCGAAGGTGTAGTAGATGATCCACGTGGCATCAAACGCAAATAAAGGAGCATAAAATGGCAACTATGGAACAAGATGAGTTTAAATTTCCTGATGAAACCCCTGAAGCGGATGTAAAGATAGAAGCAAAGGGTGATACGGAAATCGAAATTGAGATAGAAGACGATACCCCTGTAGAAGACCGGGGACGTACTCCTATGCCCAAACCTCTCGTTGAAGAGCTAGAGAAGGACGAGCTTGATCAGTATGACGAGAACATCAAAAACAAACTGAAGCAGATGCGGAAGGTTTGGCATGATGAACGGCGGGAAAAAGAAGCCGCATTGCGGGAGCAGCAAGAGGCGGTTTCTCTGGCCCAGCGCCTGCTAGAAGAGAATAAGAAGATCAAATCTATCCTTACTACAGGCGAGAAAGAGTACGCCACAACGGTGCAAAATGCCGCTGGGATGGAGCTTGAAATGGCTAAACGGGCTTATAAGGAAGCCTATGAAGCTGGTGACTCTGACAAACTGCTAGAGGCCCAACAAGCTATGCAGGTTGCCAATTTAAAGGTAATGCAGGCAAAAAATTTCAAGCTACCCTCTTTACAAGAGGAAGAAATTCCTGTACAACCTGCACCTGTGCAGTACCAATCTGCACCACGGCCTGATCCTAAAGCTGAAGCGTGGCAAGAACGTAATAGCTGGTTTGGTCAAAACCGTGGTATGACTGCCTATGCTCTTGGGGTACACGAAGAACTCAAAGCAGATGGTATAGAGGTTGGTTCGGATGATTATTACCGCGCATTGGACAGAACCATGCGTAAACGATTTCCCGAAGCCTTTCAAACATCGGTGGTAGGGGATGAAGAACAAAAGCCGCAAGGTAATAGGCTAAAACCTAGTACTGTTGTAGCTCCGGCAGTTCGTAGCACGGCCTCCAACAAGGTCAAGCTAAAGCAAAGCCAAATTAACCTAGCCAAAAGACTAGGTTTAACGCCTCAACAATATGTTGAAGCACAAATGAAATTGGAGGCCCAAAATGGCTGAAAACAGACTCTCTCGGGAACTTGAAACACGTGTGGTAATGGAGCGCCCTAAGCAGTGGCAGCAACCTGAACTATTGCCGGAACCAGACAAACAGCCCGGTTATAGCTACCATTGGGTTCGTGTTTCTACATTGAACGCACCCGACCCTCGTAACCTCTCGGCCAAGCTCCGTGAAGGTTGGGAGCCTGTAGGAATTGAAGAACAACCCAAATTTCGACTGCTAGTCGATCCCACGTCCCGTTACAAGGACAATATTGAGATCGGTGGATTGTTGCTCTGCAAAACCCCGGATGAATTTGTGGCACAGCGTAACGCACATTTTGCACGCCAAACACAAGCCCAAACGGAAGCTGTAGACAACAGTTTAATGCGCCAAAGTGACCCCCGGATGCCGCTTTTTAGAGAGCGGAAATCCTCGACTAGCTTTGGTAAAGGAACTTAATCTTTTAGGAGCTTAACATGGCTTATCCCACCGTTAGCGCCCCTTACGGCTTCCGTCCCATCAATAGTATTGGTGGTACTCCGTATGCGGGTTCTACTCGCCTAGTGCCGATTGACTCCGGCGCTATGTATACCGGCGATCTCGTCGAAATGCTGTCAAGCGGCAAATGTAAAGTTGTTGCTGATGGTACCGCTGCCCCTCAAGCACTTGGTGTTTGTATGGGTGTTCAGTACACCAACTCATCGGGTCAAACCGTTCAAGCCCAGTACGCTCCGTCGTCTGGTGTGACCAACGCTGTTGCCTATGTGGTGGATGATCCCCGCGCCCTGTTCCAAGTGGCTGTTGTGTCTTCTGGCACG